TATGGAAGTTAGTCAGGATATGTCGGGTAACGACACGGAAAATGTTGTAAATGAAGCGGAAGTAATGGATAGCCTTGGTGAGCCGCAAGAAGCGGCAAATGATGACTCACATGAGAGTCCAGGGAATCAAGGTGGAAGTCGCGATACGTTGAGTGTCCAAAAGAGATTGAAGGCACAAAGACGTGCTCACGATAGGGAAATGCGTGAGTTGCAATCAAGGATGGAACAAATGCAATCAATGCTTCAACAAGCTAATCCAGGACAGCCACAACAACATAATCCTTTCGATGCTGGCGCAGGAAGCGCCAATGGCATGCAAGACGCAATCCACCAGGCAGTGACCTATGCTCTACAGCAAAAGGAAATGCAAGAGCAAAAGGCACGAGAATCGGAAGCGCAACATCATATTGCCAAACAATATGGTGAACTAAATCGTCACTTGGATAGCACAGCGGACAAGTATGATGATTTTGATGATGTTGTGAGAGGTGACGTGCCATTTACCGCACCTATGCGTGATGCTGCGTTGATGTTGCCGAAGAAAGGCCCAGGTAGTGCAGGAGAAGTCCTCTATCGCCTTGGTAAAAATCCTGAAGAATTATCCCGTATTGCAAAACTCCATCCGTTAGATCAGGCATCCGAATTGATTGCCTTGAGTCATGCCCTGATATCAGGTGGTGAGCAAAAGAACCAACCCAATGCTCGTCCTCTAGGGCAAATCAAGTCCAATCCAGTCGTCAATGCTGCCGGTGTTCACGAAAAGACGCCTGTTTCTGAGATTAGAAACAGAATGAAGAAAGGCACCTTTAAATAAGGTTCTTTTTCAAAAATGGATTATCAACTCTAGGACGGAGTAAACGTCAATGGCTAATCAATTTATTACTACCCAGTTAGTATCAAACACTGCTTTGGCAATGTTTGCTAATAACTCACCATTTGTAATGACAGGTTCAAGGATTTATCAAGATGACTTCCAAAACTCAGGATATAAGTTCGGCGATACTTTGCAGGTCCGTAGGCAAAATAACTTTATCGTTGGTGATGGATCGACTGCTGTACCCCAAGATATTATTGAAACCGTTGAAAATATTACAGTGGCACACCAATACCATGCATTAATTGCATATACGGTACAGGATTTAACATTACGTATTGAAGATTTCAGTCGTATGTTTATCCAGCCTGCTATACAAAACATTATCACTCAAATGGAACGTGATATTTGTGCTGATGCTGAACAAGAGCTTTATTTCTTCCAAGGAAATGCAGGATCTCCTATTAACTCATTTGCGACAGTAGACTTAGCAGGTGCTAAACTATTGGAACAGGGCGTGAATATTGCTTCAGATGCATATCTTGCCATGACAGTAAGAGACGGGTCTTCCCTTAAATCTGCATTGTTAAACAATTTCACTCCTGTGTTTAACGAAGAAATTGTCCGCCAATCAGCGATTGGTCACTTGTCCTATTTTGACATGTTCCAATCACAAAATATTGTCAAGCATACAGCAGGCGCTGGTCCTACCTTGCATCCTGGCGATACATTAACTGTAAATGGTGCTGTTGCCTCCGGTAACACGATCATTCTTGCAGGTGCAACTGCTGGTGTGACGAATTATTTCTTACCAGGGGACTTGATCAGTATTGCTGGTGTCCATAGTGTTAATCCATTATCAAGACAATCCACTGGTCAAAACATGCAATTTGTTATTACTGCTGCTGCAAATTCAAGTGGTGGTGGTGCGGTAACAATTACTGTTAGCCCAAGTATTATTAGTTCAACTTCTAGCCCATTACAAAATGTAGATGTTGCTATTCCAAATGGTGCAGCGGTAACGGTTGTTCCAAGTTATAACGTAAACGTTGCATATCCTGCTCGAGCTTTAGATATCGTTTGTCCACCACTTTATAAACTCCAAGTTCCTTATGCTTCAGTTGCAGTTGATCCTGAAACTGGCTTGTCACTTGCAGTAACACAAACTGGTGACATTTTGGGATATCAAAACTTGATGCGTATAGACATTTTATGCGGCTTCAAATGGCATCTTCAGTATGCAGTTAAATTATTATCCTAGGAGATGAATAATGAAAGATAGATATGATGGTAATCCAGGGAAAGAAGCAGCAATTGCGAACAAGCGCAAAATGCGTCTTGAAAGAGAGCATATGGAAAAGAACAACTTTGTTAAGCGCGAACAAGCTGCGAAAGATAAATATGCTGGCAGAAAGCCAGACATGAAAGCAGACCTCATGGAGTTCAATGCTCAGATGCAAAATACCGGTGCTTGGGCACAGGGTTTTGGTAAGAAGCTGACCGCAGGATTGGATAAAGTTGCGTTCCCAGTTGATGGTGAAGGTGACGATTCCTAAAGTCCTAATATGGAGATAATGGGATGCCACAAGTTACCAGGACGGTTAATGATGTCATTGTGAATTCCCTTTATCTTCTGGGCGAATTAGGGGTTGGTGAAACCCCTGATGGTTTCATGTTGCAAACTGGTCTTGAGCTTATTAATGAACTCCTAGACAAATTCTCATCTGATAGTATTTACATTCCTTTTTTGACGACAATTGATTTCAATTTCACTGTTGGTATCGATACTTATTCTATTTCAGATATTGTACCTGCTGACATTGTGCAAGATAGAGTCGTTGATTTATCGTTTGCGAATTATTTTGTTCCTGCTAATGGTGGGCCTGCTGGCGCATTGCCCATATCCTTTCCATTTACAGCAGATGTAACGACTAATTTGCTCACATTATCGACAACATCGCCTTATCCGACAGGAACTGCGATTACATTAACAACGACTGGTTTATTGCCTCAACCATTAATTGTTGGAACGACTTATTGGGTAATTAATGTCAATCCAACCACATTATATTTGGCGACAACGCTTGCCAATGCTCAGGCTGGAATATTTATTGATATATCCTCTCCTGGCAGTGGAACAAATGTGATTACGGTATTTAATTTCCCAACTCAACCTGTAACAGCGTCATTATGTTATCCATTAAGGATTATTAATAAAGCGACTTACTGGAATGTGGTGAGACAAACCAATTTACAATCTCGACCTGGATTTATATTTTTAAACAAACAACCGAATGAAAGTTTTATCACCGTCTATCCTGTTCCTGATCAACCTTACGCTTGTAAAATACAAGTCAAATGCATGATTAATGATTTATCCAATATGGATACGATCATGGAATTGCCGCCAAATTATTATGGCTTTTTGAAATATGCATTAGCGCGAAAATTCTTAGCTTATTATCCATCAGGAAATTGGCCGCAACAAAATGAGGATGAATATCAAGATTATTATAATACATTCAAAAATACGAATGAGACTGATCTTACACTAAGACCTTCCGTCACACTTACTGCGCCTGAGCCTTTCTATTGGCCAAACATATTGAGTTACTAATATGACAATAGAAAGCTATGAAATAGTTGGCAGTTATAATAACCAGCGCTTTCCAAATATTGATGCTGAACGAACGATTAATATGTTCGAGTATCTGGATGTTAAGGGTAAGAAAAATAAAACGCTTATTTCTACATCAGGAATATTAAATACAGGTCTTACTTTTCCTGGTACAACACCAACTGATGCTTTTAGTGGTGAATTTGTTTTAAATGAATTTCATTATGTCGTAATCGGTAGAAATATTTATAGAATTGATGCGGCTAATATTGTTTTGCAATTAAATACAGCACCACTTGCAACTTCTTCTGGTTATATTGGAATCGATGCAAATAATGCAGCAACCGGATCTCAAATATTATTTGTTGATGGTCAAAAAGGTTATGTATGGGATACAGGTTCGCTTCAATATACGCCAGACCTTCAATTAGTTGATCCAGCATTTCCATCATCACCAGTTGATGTTTGTTTTATTGATGGATTTTTATTGGTTGCTCATGGTGGAACGAATCAATTTCAGTTATCAGCATTTAATAATGTTTATAGTTGGGGATTGGTGACAGCTTCTAATCCACAATTATCTTTTGATAATACAACTGATATTGTGACACCAGGTACCGGTACAATTTATACAACTGGTGTGCCAGTAGAATTTTCAGTAAGTGGTGCAGGGGTGTTACCAGCTGGTATAACGGCAGGAACAATTTATTATGCGATATTTGTTAGTAATACACAGATAAGAATTGCAACTTCACTTGCAAACGCAGTATCAAATACATTTGTTAATTTTACAACAAATGGTACGGCACCTTTTACAATCACAAATATTGGTGGTGGAATTGGATTACCTGGTCAACTTCAATTAGGTACGATTAATTCTCATCCTGGCAATATTGTTGCCTGTCGGACATTGCACAGAAGGGTTTTCTTATTTTCATCTAATTACACAGAAGTATGGGAAAATGCAGGGATTGGTACGAACTTACCATTGAGACGCAATAATGGTTTATTGATGGAATATGGAACGCCATCAATTTGAAGTATTGTAACTGGTTTTGATAAGATGATTTTCTTATCACAAGATCGTGATGGTTTAGGTGCTGTGATGGAAGTAATTGGTACTGAATCAATTCCAATTTCAAATCGTGCACTTGATTTTCAATTAGCACAATATGCAGAACAAAATCAGATATCAGATGCTCGTGGTATTTTTATCAAAGAAAATGGCATCATTTTTTATAGGCTTAATTTTACCGCGGCAAATCATACCTTTGTTTACAATGTCACATTAAGTAATCCAGCAGTTGAAGAAGGTAAGTTGTGGCATGAGGAACAAACGCTTCAAGGAAATAGACACATCGCACAAACGCATGGATATTTCAACGGTAACAATTATTACGGAAGTTATAACAGCCCAGTACTTTATCAAGTGGATAGTTCGTTTATTACAAATGACGGTGAAGCAATCCCGAGAATCAGGATTGGAAGACCGGTTGTAGTTGATACATACAATCGAAGGCGTATCGATAGATGGCAATTAGATGTGATTCAAGGCCAGACTAATGTTACGAATTTAAATTCTATTTTAGATTTGTTAACAGAAAATGGTGAAATTATTACAACTGAATTAGGTATTGAAATTATATTAGAGGAAAGCCTTATTCAACCTGTTTATGATTTATCAAATCCGCCAGTATTTTTATCCATATCAAAAGATGGTGGTGTGACATATGGCTATCGTCAATAAGCATTTATGGGTGCAATTGGACAAAGAACATTTAGAACTGTCTGGCGAAAATTAGGCGTCATTCCCAGAGGCCAGGCATTTGTTCCCAAGATTGAATTTTTCAGCAATGTGCCATTTATTGTATTGGGTGCTGCTTGGTCTTTTGAAGTGTTACCGGAGTAGAAATGGCAAATAGTATTGATCAATTTAATTATTATGATCCATTGGTGAAGAAAGGTAATGAAAAAATGTCTGAGGAATGGATCTCTCAGATGAGTGCATTTATTGATGTACTGGTGGGATATTTGCAGCCCTATGGCATGTTGGTTCCACAAGTAACAACAGCTCAAAGAGCTACGATTCAATCGCCAGTGGAAGGACAATTGATTTATAATACTGATGCAACAGTTGGTCCTCCAAGATCAGCAGAATTGCAAGTTTGGCAAGTGAAAGCTGGAGTGGGTGCTTGGAGAACGATTACAACTGTTCCATAAATATACATAAGGATATGTATTATGATGTCAGGAATGAGCGGTGCCGGAATGATGGGCATGATGGGAGGCGGCGGTGGTGGTCGTGGTCCTTTCGGTTATATTCCAGGAAGTTATGCTAATATTTTTCAAGGTTTATTTGGCAATCCTGAAAAACCCTATAAAGATGCTC